CAATGCACCATGACTATTAAAGAAAACTAGGTACGCCTGTTTGTAACTCTATAGTTGAGATCTGATCCATTATGCAGAGATGTCACGACGACGTGTACACACTGCTGAGTGTTATGCTGTTCGTTGCAGCGATCAGCTCTGTATGTTGTGTTATAACGTCTTGGCAGCTGCGGATAATTTTCAAGAGCTTATTGGCAATGCACTCGGTCATAAACGCCGGGTTGTGCTCCGCACCGAGGTGTCATTGATATGTGATGATCCTAACGATGGAGAGGCTTACAGTCGTCTGCGTCGTGATAAAACAAGAGCTCATGTCAGCTGGATCGAAAAAGAGGAGGGCTCAGACGATGAAAGTGCGGTGACCCGAGCGCCAATCACTACGGTCCGCACGGAGAGTCTGATAAACGGTGAGAATGATCTGGATGATACGGCCCGGACTCAATAGCAACATGCTCTGAAACTGTTTCATGACGCTCTTATTAAATAAAACTAGGTACGCCAGTTGTACAATTCCCATTTGCTAACTGCAATAAGGATTAACTTACGGTTTAAACTCGATCGATTCAAGCTACAATATCATGGAGTCAGCAGATCTCTCACTTAACTTTGATGAACTCTTGAATCCTGGAGAAGACCTAGCTCAAGCCGAATCTTTGGCAGAGGCCTCAGGAGATGATATCTTGGCAGCGACATTCGAACCGCGTATTGAAGGAAATCGAATTAAGAATGAAAAGGGCACACTAACCGGAGCAGCACTGCTAAAGCCTTCAACACGCGGGTTAGTGAACGAGCTCTTTGCAGGTGGTCCATCTAAGGATGAATTCGTCATCGAAGAGGAAGTGGATACCGCCGCAATGGACGAGGCTCTGACCAAGAAGAAGGCCTATAAGAAGATCACCTTTGATGAAGAGCCGGAGTCAGCAGAGAGACCCTTAGGTCTGCCAGGATCGAGCAAATCCATTGTCATGATTGGGAAGAAGAGCGATGTCCCTGTGACTGTGACCCAATCATTGATCCCGGGAGATAAACAATGGCCCACGATTGCCGTTCTTGGTCCGCCACCGATGTACAGCGAGACCGAGACCCGAACTCCTAAGAGCACAGATCCTGCGGATATGGATGATGATGATGATTGGGCCACGGAC